GTTGGATATGATTCAAAAAGAGCAGAATTTGACTTCTGTTCAACAAGTAGTTAATTATTTTATGAATGGTTACAAAAGTATTTCTGTTTCAGGTACTCTTCTTGAAATTATAAATACAGATAATGAACCTAATATTTTGGGTAATCCTAAAGTTAAAAGAGGAGCACCTTTTAAGAATATGCCTCCTTACTACACAGATGCCCCAAAATTAGAGGTTAGTTCCAAATTGGAACAAATACCTGTTGAAAACCATAAAACGCCGCCAAAGGGCTTAAAAGGGATAGATTTAGTTATTTGGAAATCAGAAAATCAAAAATAATTCGTATCTTAGTGGTATGAATAAGCTAAAAATGATGAAACACACATAAAAAATCTTAAAATGAAAAAAATAATATTGTCATTATTGGCACTTGCGGTTGTGGTTTTTGTTATAATTTTAGTTAATAACCTTAACAAGCCAAAAGTTGCTCATGAAAAAGCATTAGTAATTGTTCAAGGTAAATTTGCTTTTTGTGGCGCATCTAGTGCAAAAGCAACAGGGAATACAATTACTGTAGAAGGAAAAGAATTTTTAGAAGGAGTGGCTGCTTGTCCTGTAATGGATGGTTTTTCTATTGCAAATAACATATTAGTACCAAATCCTTCAATCACTCCGGATAGTACAGACAAAACAGTATGGTCTTATTTTTGGTATTACGATTCAGTTCCGCAAGCTCCAACTTGGGCAAAATTACCTACTGTTAATCGCACATTCACAATTGCAAATACGCCAGAAACAAGTATGAGTAATATGTGGTGTATGCCTTGTAAAATATTACCACAAAGAGTTAATGGTGTAACTATAGCAGAATGTTTTGGTCCGCTTAATGAATTAGCTTTCCCAATGCGTAGAGCATTAAGAGCGCATCCCGGTCAAACATCTGTAACACAAGCTCCAGTAGGTGCTACTTATTCAGTTGGAACAATTATACCTAAGCAAGATTAATATTGTTCATTGTCTAAGTGATCTTCATAGGCTGACCCAATAATATAGCAAATTATTGCTACCAATACAAAAGCAATTACTCCAAGTAGTATTTTCATATTATTTTGTTTCAGGTTGTTCTAATATTGCTTTTCCTGCGTCAGATAATGGTCTAGCAAATATTCTTAATTTCTTTCCAGTATTAGGACATACAAAAGTTACGCCTGCATCTTGGTAAGCTTTAATTACTAATTCTATCCCGCCATGTTCATCAGGACTAGCTCCAATTATATGAATATCATCATAATCAAATTGCATACAAAAGTCACAACCACCTGTATAGGGTTCTTTATTTTGCGGAATGTTTGCTTTTTCTTTTTTCTTTGCCATGGGTTTATTTTTAAAATAGGGATATTTACTGCCTATCATTTGTTAAAGTTTTTATGAGTGTTTTCAATATTTATTAAATATTCTCTTGCTCTTTCTACTTTTTGCTGAATGCGTAAAATATCATCTTCACTTCTACTAACGCTAAACATTAGTATTCTTTCTTCAATAGCAATATCATCAAATGTCATATTAAATTCTATTTTCATTGCCTCTTTGATAAATTCTGGACTTTCTTCTGAGATTACATCCATTTTTTTAAGCAAATAATATTTTTCTTGTTGAATTATATTATCAGGTGTATTTACAAGGCAATATGCAATGGTAGCATTGGTTTTACCAGTAAGCCACATATAACTTTGCATTTGCCAATAGTATAAATTATCTAACTTATCTGGAATATTACCTAAAAATGTCCAAAGATCATAACTTGATTTAATATCAATAATTGTATCTCCATTAATAATATCTGGCAATCCTGTTATGTAATCATTTTTAAATCGTTCTTCGTTTTTGCTAAATGGTAATTTAAGATACATTGAAAGTAAATCAATAGAATCTTGTTCAGCCTCTATTCCTTTCTTCATTTGTTTGGTTTGTATATCTCGCTTTCTACCATATTTTTCAGCTACATAAACTTCAATTAAATGTTTTTGTGCAGTTTTAGAAAGCACTCCTGCTTCCCTATCTGTTTTTAATTGTGGTTCAGTCATTAAATAACCTACAGAGCTTGCTCTGATTAGTGTTTCATTAAAATTCATCATGGTTAAAATAGTTTTCCTTGTTGTTCAAAATAGTGTGAGTTTAGTCCAAAGTTTTTCCTCATAGCGTTATATGTTTCAAACCACGCTTTGGCTTGTGATTTTGCCATACGCTCAATTCTTTCACAATACTCAATAGCTTCTTGTCTATCTTTCATTATCCAATACCCTTTGGCATCTGATAATATCATGTAGCCTTTCTTAATTCTTAAATCTCTAATTACCTGTCTTATCTTTCTTAATGTTGATTCTCTTCTATCTATTTCATGGGTCGGGTGACTACCTAACCATCTTTCTGAATTAGCAATTTCTTGTTGTGTTATTCTACTATTAGCATTTAAGATTAAATTTAAAATAGATTGCTCATCGCTAGTAAGTTGCATTATTTAATAGTTTTAAGTTTATCATTATAATATCCCAAAAGCTCTGGATTGCTTTTAGCCATTAACTCCCATGCTTTCAAATCTTCTTTTGTATTGCAGGCATCGATAAACTCTTTTGTTTTTTCTACTAAAGTTTTTTTAGATTGGGTTGGAATAACTTCATCAGGCACTTGGTCATCATAAAAATATCCTAAGTCTTTAAGCCTAGCAACATTTTGTTTATGATAATCTTCAACAAGATCTCTTGCGATGTCTAATGCTTTATTGGCTGATTCTCCTTGGTTAATGGAAAATTCAACACCGATTTTTTCAGATGAATAATTTCCGAGATTAAAAGTTTTTTGGTAAACGATAGTTTGAATGTGCATAGTAGTTTATTTAATTCTAGTTACAGTGGTTTTTATGTCTGTGTTATCATCAACAGACTTAATTTTAAATGATTTATTTTTATTTTCAACTTTCTTTTTTAAATTAGAAACCATTACCATTACCGATGTATATGGATTGCTTAATCTAAGATGCTCGCCTAGTTTTAGATCGGCTACCTTACTGGAAACCGAATCTGGGGAAATGCTTCTTGCCATGTTGTGTGTTTTAAACAAAATTAATTTAATTAATTTAATTAAAAAAATAAATTTAATTAAATTTCATATATTTGCATTTCATACATAAGGTTAAAAGGTTAACGATTACCCCCTTTCGTTTCTACGATGAGGGGCTTTTTGTTGATAATATCCACCATAAATTGCCTTTTTTGACACCAATGATGGCAATATGCGTCATTAATTGCACTTTATGATGTGCATTGAGCAAAATTACTCATTCTATTGAGTAAAGTAACATAACAATACCCATATGTTACTTAAATTACACATTATCGTATGAATAAGTGTATGAATCATACAATTATATGCATGAAATATTAGTAAAATTCATGCAACTTATTATAATTTAGGTACAACAACTTTTTATTATGTTCACGAATCCGTGAAAGGTTTGAAAATGTGAACACTATCAAAACTTGCAGAGTTTACATTTTTTGCTATTAGGGTAGTATTACTACCGACATTTAACAAGCCCAATTTAAACAATTAACAAATTTTGTTACAATTCCATATAAATCAGTAACATATCTGCCCTAATAATGTTACAACATTTTACATATTGTACCCTATCTATTTAACAAATTGGTTAAAAGTTTACCAATAGAAAACTTTATCAATCACAAAAGTTGCCTTATAGTGGAACTTTGAGCCGTAAATGAACGACAATCGGCTCATATATGAGCAATAAAAAACCCCATGTAATTCTAAAACATGGGGCTAAACTACTAAATCTACAAACTATGATAACCACCGTAAAAATACAAATTATTTTTCAATAAATTTCTTTTTTACCAAGTTTAGCTTTGCCCTGTATTCTAGGATTAAGCCTTTTAGCTCATCTTTTGTAGGTTTAGTAACTTGTCTTGCCGCTTCTCTTAAATATTCAATTACTGCATTGTTTTCATTATGCAATTTCTCTTCAAATACCTCTAAATTACCCATTTTAAAGTAATTATCATCCATGGATTGTGGTCTGCAATTAGCCTCTAGCCATCTGGTTCCAAGATTTGCACGAGGAATAAAATGACCACATTGAATTTCTTTCCAATGTAGCTTTTTACCACTAGTATAGCATTCAACTATACCATTTTTATCTGCATATTTGCATCGAATATATTGGCTAAATACATGGTCAAGGTCTTGAATAAGATTTTGGAAACTTTCAGTATCATCTTCAAATTCTTCCATTCTTTTTTGAGTGTTAAACATAACAGCACATTGCTTGCACATTTTTTTTGAAAACCAATAATCAATATTGCCACAATTAACACAACGCTTTTTCTTGGTTATTATTGTACTATTATATGCCATTATTTATTAATTAATTTGTAATATAAAATTTTAAGTAATTCCCAAATAGCTATTGTAAGTATTATTATCATAGGTTATTTGTTTTGGTTAAATATTTTATCCATCTTTATATTGTTCACCTTTTTGTGATATTGCATCCAATACTCTAAACAATGGTACAAGTATTGTTCCATTAGTATAGACTTCTTTTTCATCTTTAAAAGCATAATACATAATAAAGTCAGCTATTTTAGTGTCTTTTTCATCTGTTATATACTTTAATCTACTACTTACGGATATGTCGTTTTTTACTTCTTCTTTGTTCATAGGTTATTTGTTTTGGTTATAGGTTTGGTCTTGTATTTTTTGTTGTAATAATTTATTCTTTCTTATTATTTTCTTCCACTCAATTTTATCTTTTACCCACTCTCCACTTAATTCTGGATAAAATTCAAAAAACATTCCACTATTTAATAAAAGATGATACTTATTTTTCATATCAGTATATGCCTTATTCATATATTATTTATTTTTATTAAATCTTTTAGTTGATTCATCTAATAATTCTTGAGCTTGTTTACATAATTTAACTTTTCTCATTGGATTACCATCTTTATATAAAAGCTCAGGTATTTTTTGGTTATAGGTTTGGTTGTAGTATTTTATACTTGCTTCATTTGCATCCTCAACACTTATATCATCTTCTCCAATTAAATAAGCGTTAGTATGTGCATCTATTATCTGCTCTTTTTCTTTTTCAAGTGCTTCTAATGCCATATTTTTTGCTGCAAATAATGCTGATGACATTACTAAATTATTTTCCTTTTCTAATTGCTTTTCAGTTTTATCTAATCTTTCAATTAATTCTTGCATTGCTGTTTTCATAGGTTATTTGTTTTTATTTCTTTCTTGGTTTTTAATAATAGGTTTAAATGTCTTTTCTTTTGATTTTTTTGTCATAAATAATCCTTTTATTGATTGCTCATATTTTTTCTTTTCTTCTTGACTTATGTCTTTGTGATATTTAATTTTTATTAAAATATCTTCTGCTGGTATAAATGTTTCCATTATTTTTTTAATTTATGTAGTTTTCCATTAATAAATTTAAACTTCCCAATATACTCACCAGCTTTCCAAACCTCAATGACCATATCTAATCTTTTAGCCATTTCATATATCAGTTCCCTATTTTCCATAAGCAAAGATAATTAAATTAATTAAATAATAAAAAATATTTTTAAAAAAATAAATTTTGTAATTAAAAATAAAGTTCATTACTTTGCTACTCAATCAAAACTTTTTATGAAAGACTCAAATGTAAAAGATGAAATTCTACTTTATCTTGAAGAGCAAGAGCGACCACTAGCTTGGCTTTCAAGAAAGTCGGAAATACCATATCCGACCCTTTATTCTATTTTTATTCAGAGGATAATGAATCTTTCTGATACAAATTTAGGGAAGATAAACAAAGCAATGGACACTGATTTTATTAACGATTAAGCATACAACATGCCAAAAGATACATTCTATTTCTCGCATGATTATAATGCTAGAAACGATGAAAAGATTAAAATGCTCATAAGAAAACATGGGATGGTAGGGTATGGTGTTTTTTGGGCTATAGTTGAAGATTTATATAATAATGCGAACGCATTGCGAACGGATTACGATGGTATTGCATATGATTTAAGGTTGCATAGCGACATTGTAAAAAGTG